TTGGGCGTACGACCTCGACGGGACAGCGGCAGAGGAGAACGCGCGCCGGCATGGGTGGCCGTCGTTTCGAGCGATTCGTGTCGGCTCGACGTCGCCCGAGTGGACGCCTGACATGATCGCTGCGTTTCAGGCCGACTGGGATAAACGACTCAGAGGTGACCCATGAGCGCCGCCCCGAGCTTCCCCCCGTTCGCCCCCACGCCGGAGCCCGGCGACGCGGGCCTCGTCACGGCGATGATCTTGCGCATCGACCGGCGGCTTGAGCGTCGCAGCGGCCCGCGCCTCGCCGACACCCGCCGGGAGGAGCAGCGTCGTGCCGTGTGGGCCGCCCAGGATGCCGCGCTCGAGCGCTCATGGCGCACGATGGCACTCGAGGCCCAAGGCATCGCCGGCTTCGACCCGCTGGGGGACCACGTGACGGCGCTCGGCTACGGCAGCTCCCAATGGGAGGCGCAACTTATGCGCGCGCCCCCGCGCGACGACGCCGCAAGGTTCGTGCTGGACGAGCTGCACCGCCGCGGTGGGAGAGAGTGGGAAGGCCGCATCGCGCGCCTCGTGTCCTCCGAGCGCCTCGCCACCCGCTACGAGATTCGGCTGGGGGTCCACTGGCTTCTCGAGGACGGAAAGGTAGAGCGCATCCGCTCGCACCCGCCCGAGTGGCTGCACGCGGCGGAGCTCACCGAGGGGCAGAAGATGTCCGCGCGGGACTGGACGGGGTGGGACCTGCGGGCGGTGAAGGCAGAGCGCTACGTTTGCCCCAAGTGCGGGCGTCGCGGCATCGGATTCTGCTGTCCAGAGCACGGGCCACAATGACCGACATCGCCCTCGACGCCGACGCCCCCGCGTGGCTCTCGACCGCCGACGTCGCCCAGCTGAGGGGCTCCTCGCGCATCACCGCCTGGCGCTGGCTTCGGGCGCTCCGTGGCAAGCAGGGGGCTGACGCGGTGCGGCTCGAGGGCAGGCGGCTCCTCGTGCGTCGCGAGGTGCTTGCGGCCATCCTGCGCGCCGAGGGCCTCCCCGATCCGCGCCTCTCGCGGCGGTGCGAGTCGCTCGAGGGACGCGTCGAAGAGTTGGAGCGGCGGCTCGATACGCTCGTTCGCGGTCTCGGGCTGCCACGATCGGGCGCAAGGGTCTAAGACCGCTCGCGATTGTGTGCCAAGTTGACGCGTTGTCGTTGCACAACGTGAAACAGCTTGGCTCACGTGGCACACCTTATAGACGCGCGCGCGCGCAAAGAGGGGGAACGATGGGCCTCGCCGCATTCAACAAGCCGACCTTTTGGCACGCGACGGTGACCGCCATCGCGCGGGCCGTTCCAGGTCGCGTCTTCTCGTGCATCCCCCTGAGTGCGAACGGGGCGCTCCGGTACTTCCAGCTCTTCGACCGCGTCGCGGCGCTCGCCGGCGGGGAGGTGCCCGTCATCGAACTCGCGCTGCCCACCGGCTACATCGGCCCGCTCGCGTACGGCACCGAGGCGTTCACGGTCGACGGCGCGCAGTTCTTCAACGGCATCGTTTGGGGCTTCTCGACGACGGCCGGAACGTGCACCGCTGGGACCGCCGCGGACCACGACTTGACGCTCCTGATCTCGAACTGACAGGGACCCACAAGCGCCGCCCACGAGCGGCTGAAGGATGAAGACCGATGGCCAACGTCACACTCTCCGCCCCCGCAGGAACGAACGTCGTCCAACTCGGGGCCGGCGTCTCTGCCACGGTCGCCGCAGATGGGACTGTGTCCGTCCCGTCCGCCTACGTGCCGCAGCTTCTGGCGGCCGGGTTCAACGTGATCACCCAGAACAGCGACGAGCTATTCCTGCAGGCGCCAGCCGCTGGGACGGACTTGACGTCAATCGTGGCGGCGACGATTCCGGTGAGCGGGACGGCGTACACCATCGCCGCGCAGCCCGACGTGCCGCGCAAGCTCAACGTGCGGTGCGTCCAGTCGGGCGCCGTCGCGAGCCTCGTCCTGAACCTCGTTGGCGTGGATGCCCGAGGGAACACCGTATCTGAGTCGGTCAACGTGGCGGGCGCCAGCACGGCGACCTTCGTGACGGCGAACGCGTACGCGACGGTCACGAGCGCCACACCCGTGGGCACCGTGACCAACGTGACGACTCTTGGCGTGGGCGTCGGCGCGGCCCTCGCGCTTCTCCTGTCGCCCGGGTTTATCGACCTCACCGTCTACAAGGAGGCGGTGTCGACCGGCACCGCGACATTCGCCGATGAGGCTGTGGGCACGGTGGACAAGGTGGCCGGAACGGTCGCGCCGACGACCGCGGCGAACGGCACCAAGTCGTTCAAGTTCTGGTACACGTGGAACACGGTGGACATCTAGTCGATGTCTCGAAGGTCCCGCCGCGCGCTCGCGAAGGTCAACCGGAACACGCCTGGCGCAGTCTCGCGCGACGTCCCGCAACCCGTCTCGCCTCCCAGCGCGAGCGGCTTCGGGCAGGCGTACGGCGGCGCGCCCGGGGACATTCCGCCGATCACAACCGGCGGCGGCGCCGACTGGCTCGGGCCGCAGAATCCAATCCGCCCGGTCGCGCCCCCCGAGGTTCGCGGGCGCCTCTACGATTTCCCGGTCGGCTACAACCTCAGCATCACGCCGCGGCAGTACGAGCCGATCGGCTTTCCAGAACTGCGGGCCCTCTCCGAGTCGAGCGACATCGTCCGACTCGTCATTGAGACACGCAAAGACCAGATGGCGAAGCTGCCTTGGTCGATTGGGCCGGTCACCGAGGAAGACGGCACGTCGGCGACGTCGGATAAGGACCCGGCGATCAAGGAGATCGCGCAGTTCTTCAAGCGCCCCGACGGTACGCATAAGTGGTCGACGTGGCTCCGCATGCTGCTCGAGGACCTGTTCGTCGTCGACGCGCCCACGCTCTACTGCGACCGGACGCGCGGCAACAAGCTCCTCGCCCTGAAGCAAATCGACGGCGCGACGATCAAGCGCATCATCGACGATTGGGGCGAGACGCCGAAGCCGCCCGTGCCGGCGTATCAGGAAGTGCTCAAGGGCTTCCCGGCCATCAACTACACGACCGACGACATCATCTATGCGCCGCGCAACCCGCGCGCCCACAAGATTTACGGGTACGGGCCGGTCGAGCAGATCATCATCACGGTGAACATCGCACTGCGTCGCCAACTCTTTCAGCTCGACTACTACGCGGAAGGCACGATGCCCGAGGCGCTGATCGGGACGCCCAAGGAGTGGACGCCGCAGCAGATCAGCGCGTTCCAGACGAACTGGGACAACATGCTCGCGGGCAACCTAGCCGCCCGTCGGCGCGCGAAGTTCATCCCGGGCGACGTCGGCAAGAACGCCATCATCCTGAAGGAGCCCGAACTCACCGGGCAAATGGACGAGTGGCTCGCGCGCGTCGTGTGCTTTTGCTTCAGTATCTCCGCCGAGCCGTTCGTCTCGAAAATGAATCGCGCGACCGCCGAGACGGCTCACGATGCGGCCATCGAGGAGGGCCTTCAGCCGCTGCAGCAGTGGGTCAAGGAACTCGTCGACGACATCATCTGGAAGTTCTGGAAGCGCGACGACATCGAGTTCCTCTGGGAGGACGATCGGCAGGTGGACCAGCAGGTCCAGGCCGTCGTGCTCACGGATTACGTCAAGTACGGCATCAAGACGATCAACGAGGCGCGCGACGTGCTCGGGGACAAGCCGGTCGAGGGCGGGGACATCGCCCGCGTGATGACCGCCCAAGGATTCCAGCTCATCGAGGCGAACGACGAGGCGCCGGACCAAGCTGCCGAGGCGCACGCAAATGCGATGAAACCGAAGCCCGCTCCGGTCATCGTGTCTCCCGGGGCACCTCCGCCAGCGCAAGGCGCTCCGCCCGAAGCCAAGCCCGAAGCGAAGACACCCAAGGAAGGCAAGGAAACGAAGGGGGCGCCCGCAGCGAAGATCGCGGACGCGCCCTTTCGCAAAAGCAAAGGCCGAGCGTACTGGCCGACATGGGCGGAAGTTCAAGCGCGTTCCCATGTCGCACCGCACGGCGGCGGTACGTGACGGGGAGGCCAAGCTCACCCGCTCCCTCGCCAAGCATCTGAAGGCCATCGGCAAGGAGATCGCGCGCAAGGTCTCGCGGGTCGCGAAGGCTGAGGGAGACGACGAGATAGACGAGGCGATTGACGGCGCGGAGTGGGGCGCGGTCGCTGCGAGCGTGAAGGTGGAACTCGTTGCGGTGGCCGAGGACGGGGCGAAGCGGGCCCTCGCGCTTCTGGGCGTCGACGACGAAGGCATCCTCGAGCATACGTACGGCGCCGCGCGCGACTGGGCGACGAATCGGGCCGCGGAACTCGTCGGCAAGAAGTGGGACGGCGATGAGTTGGTCGACAATCCGAGGGCCGAGTTTGCGATCACCGACAGCCTTCGAGACGAACTACGAAGCGCCGTCGCCGATGCCATCGATCAGGGGCTCAGCGCGGCGACGCTCTCAGACAACATCGAGGACCTGAGCGGATTCTCTGAGCAACGCGCGGCGCTGATTGCTCGCACCGAGCTGGTGAACGCAAATAATCAGGCGCATCTGTCGGCCTTCAAGAACAGCGGCGTGGTCGACCAAAAAGAATGGTCGACGTCGAACGAAGAGAGCGTGTGCGAGGATTGTCAGGCCAACGAGGACGAAGGCCCGATCGACTTGGACGACGAGTTTCCGTCCGGCGATGACGCGCCAGTGGCTCATCCCGCGTGCATGTGCGTACTGATCGCCCGCATCAGTGAAGACGTAGAGGACGAAGAAGCCGAGGTCGACGAGGACGAAGAGTCCGACGAAGCGGCCGAGTGAAAAGGAAAGCCCAATGCCCCAGACACTGAACGTCTTCGTTCCGATCACCAAAGTCGACTCCGTCAAGCGGCTCGTTTACGGGTCACTGGCGACCGAAGCTGTCGACAAGTCGAATGAGATTTTCGACTACGAATCCTCCAAGCCTCTCGTCGAGGCGTGGTCGGGCGAGATCGCGAAGGCCACGGACGGAAAGTCGCTGGGCAACCTCCGCGCGATGCACGGCAAGGTGGCGGCCGGGAAGTTCACTGGGCTGACGTGCGACGACGTCCACAAGCGTGTCGACGTGGTCGCGAAGGTCGTCGACGATGACGAGTGGAACAAGGTGAGCGAGGGCGTTTACACGGGCTTCAGCATCGGCGGCGAGTACGTCAAGAAGTGGAAGGATGGCGAACACACCCGCTACACCGCGAAGCCGCACGAAGGCTCGCTCGTGGACCTGCCGTGCAACCCTGAAGCGCAGTTCGCAATGATCAAGGAAGGCGGAGCTACGGAGATGAAGAAGTTCACGGCACCCGCGGCACCGGCCACCCCTGCGACCGACGCGCCCCCCGAGCCTGTCCAGGTTTGGAAGGCCTCCGACGAGTCGACGCATCTGACGAAGGCCGCCGCGAAAGAGCACGACGCGGAGGCGGCGCGGCTCGCCGCGGACCCAGGTGCGCGCGCCGAAGCTGCGCTTGCGGGCCTCGGCGCGGCGGTCGAGAAGGCCGAGGGCGCGCGCGCGGAGGCGCCGCCCGCGGACACGACAACGCCGGAGCCCGTTGCCAAGAAGGACTTCAGCGACAAGAAGCGCGCGAAGCTCGCCGACGAGGGCAAGGCCATGCCGGATGGGTCGTTCCCCATCGAGAGCAAGGACGACCTGAAGAACGCGATCCAAGCCTACGGCCGCGCCAAGAACAAGAAGGCCGCGAAGGCCCACATCATGGCTCGCGCGAAGGCCCTCGGCGCCGAAGACATGCTCCCCGAGTCGTGGACCGGCAAGGACGGCGAGAGCGAGAAGGCGGCGCGATTCGGCGAGCTACGCAAGGGCCTCATGGTCGGCGGCAAGGTGCTCCGCAAAGGGCTCTACGGCGTTTCTCGGCTCGCCTGCCTCATCGAAGAACTCGAGTACCTCCAGCAGTCGACGGAATGGGAAGCCGAGGCGGAGAAGGACAAGAGCGCGATCCCCGAGGACATCAAGA